ATATTGAAAACATAAACCGCAAGCGCATTGTTTGGACTGATGAAAACAAAAAGAAATACGCAGCTTTCGTGAAAGAGCAAGGAGATGTTGGAACTTACTCGACTGTTGTTGCATCATCCGCTGGATATACTACGAACGGCAAAACGTATGAGATTGCATATACTCCCCTGCTGATAGGCGGAGGAGATGCTGTTATTCCGCTGCTGAATGCAGATATCAGGTCTTATATTGAAATGATTTTCAATGCAGCTTGTGATGCAGTTCAGAAAGATAGTACAACTTTACAAAGTAAAATACTTGAACTTGATAGTTTTGGTGTTGACTGTACGATTTATGGGAAAACAGTACATGTAAAGAATATGATTGCTGCTATAGAGGGTGGCATCGCAGCAGGAAGGATATTATCTGCAGCCGATGTTGCAGCGATTGCTGGTTGTACCAAAGAAGAGCTTGACAAGTATTTCCATGACACAAGTGTATTTGTTGGCTATTCAATGCACGATATTCAAGAGACAATATGGGAACTGAAGGATGGTTTGACCCAGATATACAACTTCTATCACGCTTTATACTCTGGTGAGGCTGAAATACGTACAGGCACGAACTTTGTGGACACAGATGGAGTGCACTGGTATGGCGCTGGCGTATATGCGATACAGCAAAATGGATACAGTTATGATGCTACAACGAACAAACTAAGCCTTTCTTGTCTTGATATGACCTGTTTACTTGACGGTACGCTTGGTGGGACACTGACCGGATACGCAACGCGCATTCCGATGTATGACCGCAAGCTCGTGGTTAAGGATGGGGTTAACTACTACGAAGATGACAAAAAGAAGCCGCACTATGTTCGCGATTCCATTAAGGAGACATTTGAACTTTCAGGGCTGACAAAGAGTATGGTGGATTACTGGGTGCGGCGAATTCCGCACGACCTAGAATATAATACTGGCACGACCATATGGAACATTTTGACGGAGTTGAGAGACCTCTACTTCCCTTTCGAGATGTATTTTGACGACGATACTTTTGTGTGCAAAGAAATTCCGTCTGGCTACGACGACCCCGTTGTTCTGGACGAGGATACATTTAAGAGTATGGTTATCAGCGAAGATGCCAGCGTTGATTACAGTCAGATTCATAACTGCATAGAGACATGGGGTGCATCAAACTCCAGCGACTATTTCTGTAAGGATAAACTTGAAAAAAATGACCCTGAAGGTACTGGCGAGGTCGTGTATTGTAAAAAAGGAACAAGAGAATGGAATGATGTTGTTACGCTGCTCAAAGATAATAAATTGAATATGAGCTACAACATGAACCCAAATGATACAGGTGCGTCTATTTTATTGCTAAAATTAAAACAGGCAAGTATTCAGGACGGTACAAGATTTTCGTTTATTTGCCCAGAAGATATTGCGATAAATGCAAGAATCTGTGTTGAGAACCTTGTTACGACAATTAAATTGAATCCGACTGGAGAAGGACAGTATCGGGAAACGACACGTGCAGTGTATGGACCTATGATGTTGTTTAAGGCTGTTACCAACGAAAAAGGAGAGGACGAACCAGAAGATACCTCTCTACTAAAGAAAGGGCGTTATTACGTCATAAAATATGGTGAGCACTGGTTAAATCAGGCAACTGATGGTGCATTCACATATAAGTTTAACGCACTTACAGGCAAATACGAAAAAGAACAGCGTGATCCACAGGTGCGCTATTACCCGAAACAAATCTATAATCCATCCACGAAAAATTATGACACCGTGTATGTGAAGTATAATCCAGCAACGAATACAGAGATCCAGATATCAGACCCTGCTCTTCTTATTGAGAGCCGGGTCTATTTTATTGGTCAGTCTCAGTCTCATGCTATGACGAAGTTTGTGGATGCAATGCCGACCGCAAAACAAATTGAGGCAGACAAGATTGCGGAGGCATGTGACAACCTTGAGTACGTTGTCGTAAATGACCCAAACCGCATTGATGACTTGTACAATAGTCGGTTGACGATTGATAAAATCGGGCGAAGAAACCTTGTGTGCTCGGGTAGTGAGTTTGACGGATATACCTCGGATGAATCAGCCATGACGGTATGCAAATACACGCTATGGAAAAATTGTCGGCTGACGGATTCCATCACGTTGAGTATGCACATGATTCCGTGGCTTGATGTGAATGAAAAGGTAAAATACGCAGCGAAGTACCTGAAGTCTGATATTGCAGTTGAGTGGATTATTAAAAAGATAGATAAAAACATTGGAGAAGGCACAATGAATGTTACGTTGAGCCGCTATTATCCATATTATCCCTATATTACCTATGAGAACGTGCTCAAAGGAAAATATACCGATAATAAGAAAGATACTTAATGAGAGGAGTGAGTAGATGGCATTATCATTTGAAGAATCCAAACGTATGGTCGCTGCAAGCCCCGCAATGACGATGGAGGCTTCCATAGAAGATGCTCGTCCAGTGGTTGATTGTGATGAGGATGTGGCAACCTTCTCTGTGGAAGACCAGAATTTCACCAGAAGTGGCAACTATACGTGGTTTGATACCTTCTCGGACAATGATTTTTCTACGGTTGATACCAATAAAGAAATCACACTGAGTCCGACTCAGGTAAATATCACACAGGAAAACAACAGTCAGGTCATTCCGTTTGAGATGCCGCGTTATTATGATGGTGTTGACCTGATGAGCATGACGATTCAGATCCACTATGTTAACGCTAATAATGCTGAGAACTATACCGCACCCATCAACGTGAGCTATAGTACTGATAAGATTCGGTTTTACTGGATGGTCAGTAACTATGCCACTATCAAAGAGGGTGTGCTAAAGTTTGAAATTATGGCGACTGGTGCAATTACTGTACCGAACAGCGGTGAATCGAAGAATTATCTATGGCGTACAAAGCCGAACGAAAAGCTAAATGTTTTGAAAGCGCTTACCGGCACCGCAATGAATAACCCGACCGATGACGATTGGTATACTCAGTTCTTAGCTACGATGAGCCAGAAGGTTGGTGAGGCACAGACTGCTGCAACTCAGGCTGCACAGAGCGCACAAGAAGCACAGGCTGTTGTAGATGGTCTGGCTGACACACTGGCAAACTATTACACTAAGGAAGAGGTTGACGGTTTTGTTACCCTGCTTCGGGATGATATCGCCAAGGTTGACGGTCTAGCAAAGTTTGATGTGCAGTATGATGCTGAAACACAGACGATTAAGTTCCTGAATGGCGAAAAGATTATTAAAACCATCACTCTAAATACTGACCCGAGTGCTGATTGGGTGACCGCTTTTAATAAAACCGTTGAAGCAAAAATCGACGAAAAGATTGCGCCTGTTAAGACCGAACTAACCGAGTATAAGACCAGTAATGATGCTGCCGTAAAGAATCTGCAGGATAGCGTTGGTAACTTGCCTGAGACCTTGCAAAGTGATTATTACAACAAACAAGCAACCAACAAGCTGTTAGAAGCAAAGGCTGAAAAGACCAGCGTTGAGACCGTGGCAAATGATTTGACCGTGGTAAAAAACACTGCTTCCGGTTTGCAGAACAGCATCGATACCATCAATGGTGATATTTCCGAAATTCAGGAGCAGTTGAAGAATGTGAAACCAGACCCGAATGCTGGACGCGAGTATGACATTACTTATGAGGATTCCAAGCTGAACCTGTTAGAGAATGGCACTGTTAAGACTACCGTGGTCATTCAAGGCGGTGGAGGTGGCGGCACTGGCGGCAACACAAGCGTTATCAAAATCGAGCGTCTGGATGGGTCTGCTTTGACTGTTGTTGCTGGAGACCCAGCTATTATCAATTTTAAGTTCTCTTCTGTGGACAATTCTGGCGATGACACTGGTTCTGCTACTGGCGTCTGGTATGTCGGCAATACAAAAGTTGGCACGCAGACCGTTATCCAGGGAAAGAACAGCTTTGACGCAACACAGTATCTGCATAGCGGTGACAATACTGTTAAGCTACAGGTAACTGATAGTGTTGGCAGTGTTGGTACAAAGACTTGGACTGTCAATGTCGTTGAGTTCTATCTGGAGAGCTCTTTTGATGATACGTTGGTTTATAGTGGAGAGGTAACCTTCCGCTACACTCCATATGGCAATATTACAAAAACTATCAACTTTACGATTGATGGAAAGACTCTTGGCTCTACCACAAGCAGCGTTACCGGAAGACAGTTGACTTATGCTATTCCTGCACAGACCCACGGTGCACATTTGGTAGAAGTTTCCATGACTGCTGAAATCAATGGAAAACAGGTCACTAGTAATAAGGTTGTCAAAGATATCATGTGGGCAACTGAAGGCAATACAGCTCCTATTATCAGCTGCGCCACAAAGACAGCAAGTGCAAAACAGTATAGTAATGTTGCAATCAACTATACCGTTTATGATCCTTCTAGCTCTACAACTACTGTAACGTTGGAGGTTGACGGCGCTAAGATTTCCACTCTGACTGTCCGACGTACCATGCAGACATGGACATGGAAATCAGCTGATATTGGCACTCATACGTTGAAAATCGTATGCGGCTCCGTGAGCAAGGAGATTAGTGTTGAGATTAAAGAGCTTGGTATTACGATTGAACCCGTTAAGACAAATCTGGCCTTTGATTTTAACCCTGCTGGCAAGACTAACGCTGACGAGACCCGTTTGTGGTCTGATGGCAATACAAGGCTGTCCGTAAGCGATAATTTTGACTGGTCTAACGGTGGTTATCAGCTGGACGAAGATGGCGATACCTACTTCTGTGTGAAGGCTGGTACAACTGCAAATATCAGTTATAAGTTGTTTGGTGATGACGCAAAGAAGTTGGGTAAAAACTTTAAGCTTGTGTTTAAGACTACGAATGTCAAGAATTACGATGCTACGGCGCTGACCTGCTTAAACGGTGGTATCGGTTTGAATATTCAGGCGCAGAAGGTCACGTTGACTAGTGAGCAGAATAGTATCGACCTACCGACTTGTGAAGACGACTTTATGGAATTTGAATTTAATATTCTGCCAGACAGTCAGTACAAGGAAATGGTTCTATGGTTGGATGGTATTCCCTGTCGTGTTGAGCTGTATGACGCAAGCGACAACTTTACACAGGCTTCTCCGGTAGGCATTACGATTGGTTCTCCTGATTGTGACGTGCTGGTTTACCGCATGAAATCTTACATGATGAACCTGACCGACGATGAAATTCTTGACAACTTTATTGCTGACGCAAAGAATGCAGAGGAAATGATTGAGCGCTATAACCGCAATGACATTACGGACGTAAGCGGTGAGCTGAATCCCGACCTGTTGGCTGAGAAATGCCCTAACCTACGCATTATCAAGATTTCTGCGCCGACCTTTACGACTGGTAAGAAGAACGAAGTGCCTAACACAACTATTCAGCACATTTATAAGAATGGTCGCGCCGTGGAAGACAACTGGATCGCCACTGGTTCACACAAGGGACAGGGCACTAGCTCTAATGCATACGGTGAATCTGGTCGTAATATTGATATCAACTGCTCTGGTGGTTTCACCTTTGGTGATGAGAGCACTGGCAGCAAGTATGCATTTACAGAAAACAGTGTTGGTGAGAAGTATTTTAACATCAAAGTCAATGTTGCCTCTTCTGAGAATGCAAATAACGCTCTGCTGGCAGACGAGTTTAATGAGTTCAACCCGTACATTCGTCAAGCTCGCAAGGATAATCCGAAAGTGCGCGACACCATGGCGTTCTACCCATGTGTCGTTTTTATTCAGGAGACTGACACCACAAACGCAACTGTCTTCAAGGATGGTCAGTGGCATTTCTATGCTTGCGGCGATTTTGGTAACTCAAAGAAGAATAGTGACACCATGGGTATGGACCCGAACAATCACAAGGAAGTTATCATTGAGATTGACAATAACACCGACGCACAGGCACGCTTCCTGAGTGGCGACTTCTCTGAGGAGACTTGGGATGGCGACCACAGCTTTGAATTCCGTTACATCAATAAGGCTTGTACTGAGGAAGAAGTTCAGGCAGCTAAAGACGCATGGATTCGGGTACAGAACTGGGTCGTGAATGCAGATGATACTGAGTTCAAGAAGAATTTTGAGAACTATTTTATCAAGGACTCTGCCCTATTCCATTATCTGTTTACCGAGCGCCATACTATGGTTGATAACCGTGCAAAGAACGTATTCCCACATACTACTGACCTCGTACACTGGGATTTCTGTTTTGACTACGACAACGATACCGCTATGGGTAACGACAATGAAGGTGGTCTGACCCTGAGTTACGGCTACGAGGACATGGACACTATCGGCACAAAGAGTGTGTTTAACGCACATGATTCTAAGCTGTGGTGTAAGATTCGTGACCTGTTTGCAGACGATCTCGCAAAGATGTTCCTGAGCCGTGAGAGTGCTCTGGCATGGAGCTCTACCCGTATCCTGAAGAAATTCGAAGATTATCAGGACGTAAAGCCTGAAAAGCTGTGGATTATGGATATGCGGCGCAAGTATTTCCGCACTTATGAGGACAATGGAACAACTAATTATCTGCCTATGATGCACGGCAATAAGCGCCATCAGCGTCGTCAGTTCCAGCGTTATCAGGAAAAATACATGGCATCAAAGTATACAGGCGCTGCTTGCACCTCTGATGATATGACCATTCGTGGTTATACTCCGACCAACTGGACAGGCGTGAAGCCCGATGGTACTTTCCATATTGTCCCCTACGCCGACACTTATGTCTCTGTGCGGTATGGTTCTAACCCTGTAAAGGTGCGTGGTAAGCGTGGTCAAACTTACGAGATTCAGTGCCCGATTGCAGCCATGAATGATACCGAGGTTTATGTTTACAACGCTTCTATCATCCAAAGCATTGGCGATATTTCTGGTTTCTACCCCGGCTATGTTGATTTCAGCCACGGTGTAAAACTGACTGATCTGAAGATTGGTTCTGCTGCCGAAGGCTACAAGAATACGAATATGACTGACTTCGCGGTTGGTAACAACACACTGCTTGAGCATTTGAACCTGCAAAACGTGCCAAACCTGAAGAAGTCCATCAGTTTGACTGGCTGTACGAATCTGGAAGAGTTCTATGCTGGCGGCTCTGGTATTACTGGTGTCGCATTCGCTAAGGGCGGCAAAATCAAGAAGGCTGAGCTGCCTGCGATTGCAAGCCTGAGCGCTAAGAACCTGAACTATCTGACCGACCTGAAGGTTACAGATTATAAGAACATCACTACACTGACGGTTGAGAATTGCCCGACCATTGACCTGATTGGAATGCTGGCGAAGTGCACGAGCTTGAACCGTGTGCGTCTGACTGGCGTAAAGTGGGAATTGGACGATACTTCCCTGCTGGATCGTCTGCTGAAGATGACCGGCTTGGACGAGAATGGCTACAATACTGACCACTCTGTTATTGAGGGCAGTGTCCATGTGCCCATTATGCGTGAGCGTCAGCTAGAGGAGTTTACGGCACAATGGCCTGATTTGAACATTACTTACAACACGCTTGTTCAGCAGTTTGTCTGGACATTCGTGAATAAGGATGGCACGGTGCTGGATGTTCAGTACATTGATAAGGGTGATAAGGCAGTTGATCCTGTTACACGCAAAGAGAATCCGATCCAGACACCTACGGCTGAGAGTACGATTTCTACCGACTTTACTTTCAGCGGCTGGGATACTGAATTTGTTGCCGTTTTCAGCAATCAGACTGTCACTGCAACTTATACCGAATCTGTGCGTAAGTATACTGTTCGCTATATGAACCGTGGTGCCGTGCTGAAGGAGACAGTTGCTCCGTATGGCTCTATGGTGCTGTATGATGGCGATACTCCGACTTATACCTCTGAGGAAACTGCTTTTAAGTATTACCTGTTCAGTGGCTGGGATAAAGGCGGTTACGTCACCGGCGATAAGGATATCAATGCTGTTTATGATAGCTGCGAGTATTCTTCTACCTACTTTGACGGTAAGGAAATTGGTCAACTTCGTCCTGTTGAAATCTATGCGATGAACAAGGTTGGAGTTGAGCAGAATGTTGCCACGCCAAAGGATGAAGTTTCCATCAAGCTTGGCAACGATTTCTCTTATGAGGACATCACTGAAAAGGTTCTTATTAGTAAGCCGCAGGTGTTTGATGGCAAGAACTACATTGATACTGACCTCAAGCTGTTTGAAGAGGACAGAGATTTTGTGCTGGCTGTTGACTACAAGATGGACATCACAAATGCAAATAACACTGTTTTAATGCAGTGTTTTGAGCAGAACGGTATGAATGGTATCCGTCTGTGGAACTCAACTGGCGTTAAGATGACTTGGGGTATCGACTCTGCAAATGGCGTTGCTGCCGGTTCTCGCGATATGACTGTTATACGGCATATTAAGGGTGATAATGGACTGTATGTCTATTCCTCTAATATCTATGGTTCTGCACTGAATTACACAAAGATTACTCGTACTCGTTCTACAAAGACGAATGCCACTCTGGTATTTGGATGTGCAAAAGCAGACGATGGTGCTTACGAGCGCTACGCTAAAGGTACGGTTTATTGGGCCAAGCTTTGGTACGCAGATCTTGGTGATGCTGCTTGTCGCGAATTGGCCGCATGGACACACGATGATTTGATTGTTGAGGTGGCAAGCTTTAAGAACTACTACCTGAGCGATAATTCAAACAAGCGTTGTTCCATGACATTCTTGCAGAAAGACACTTTAGGTCAGGATATGATGTTAAGTTCTGCTGCAAATAATGCTGGCGGTTGGGGCAACACTTCTCTGCGTGAATATCTTGATTCTCGTCTAGTTGATGCTTTACCGATTGGTTGGAAACAGCTGATTAAGAAGGTCAAAGTGCCGAGTTCTGCCGGAAATAAGAGCAAGGAAATTGTGACCTCGGATTGTTATTTCTTCATTCCATCTGCGATTGAAGTAAGCTCTTCGATGATTGACGAACCTTACGTTTACGAAGGTCAAACAATCAGCTACATGACCGGCAATGAATCCCGCATCAAGCACAATGCAGAAGGTAGGGCAACAAAGTATTGGCTGCGTAGCCCGTTTGCGACCTATGACGGATACTTCTATGCAATTGAGGAGACTGGTGAGCTGTATGGCTTCCATTATCCCTCTGAGCAGTTAGGAGTATCCGTGATGTTCAGCATTTAAGGAGGTGTTGAGAGTGTATTATAAGGTACTTAAAGATGGTCGAGTGATCGATGCTCTTGACCGCCTTCAGTTTGTAAAGTATCAGCCCAAGCACGATATCATGGTGAATTGTACTGAAGATGACGCACAGGGTATTATCAGTAGCAACGGCAAGTATATCTGGCACGTTGAAGGCTATTACCTGATTCCGTCCCCGGAATATGACACTGTAACGCTTGAGTCGATTGACAAATACGAATATGACCAAATCATGGCCTTGGGAGGTACAACTCCTGAGGCCATTATTGATGCTTATACGTTGACGTTAATTCAAGGAGGTCTACTGTGATGGAGAAGATTTTCACTGAGTTCGTCGAGAGTATGCACAGACTCTATAAGAATGGAATGGTACAGGACAAATTCGTGGAGAACTTGCTTGAGGGCAAGAAGATCTCATTGGATGATTACCTGTACATCGTGAACGGAAAGGAGGTGTGATATGTATACCTTTTTAATTAACGAGGATAACACTATCACAGCGAGTCTGACTGAGCGTATCATGCAGCGGAGCAAGCTGGTGGATAATTTGCACTTTCTTGCCGATCAGACTTACAAAGGTGTTGATATTAGTGACTATACCGTTATGCTGGAATATGTTTTGCCTGTGAGCAAACGCTATAAAACTGAAATTCTACAAAAGTCAAAAGACTTGTACAAGAACCGGTTGGAGTATCTTCTGCCGTTTGATACGGGTCTAACTAGTGAGGCTGGCGACATTGAGTTTCAGCTGACCTTCATTCACGTTGAGATGGACTCTGAGGGACAGACGATTCAGCGCGTGCGCAAGACTGACACCGGTCTTATACATATTATTCCTATCAGCAAGTGGTCTGATTTGATCCCCGACGAAGCATTGAGCACGCTTGACCAGCGCATCATTGCTATGGAAGCTCTGAATAAGGCGATGACCGACCGGTTCAATACCAGTTTGGCTAATAAGGCTGATAACATTACTTACGATGAAGAGCATCGTATTCAGCTTACCTCCGAGGGCAAACCCATTGGTAACGCTATTAAGATTACGACTGAAACTGTGGAAACTGAAGATGGTAGTATGCGTGTTGTCCCATTCTAACCATCGTTTAAAGCGAGGTGAAAAGAATGGCATACAAATACTCAAAGCTTGGTTACGGTAACGCAAAAGACGTAGAAGCCGCGATTGCGCTTGGGTTGATTGATGGCAAAGACCTTATTATCACAAAAGACACATCAGAATTCATATACGTCCGGGACGACTTATCTATTCAAAAGGTAGCGCCTCGGACGCTTTGTTTTGATAGTATTCCGGCAGCAAATGAGGCAATCAACCAGAATGACGCGACTTATGCAGGTCAGACCGTAATGATACGAGGCAAAGACGACAAATATGAACCGTGGGTCGTGCAGCAAAGCGCGGAGTCAGGTCGGTTTTTCGTCGAGCCTTTTCAAACTCAATCTACAAATTTCCAATGGACTGAATTCTAATAAGGAGGAAAAATATGGCACAAGTAAAATTTGCGTATGGTACGAAAGCACGGTACGACGCCCTTGCTCCAAAAGACATGGACACCCTGTACTTCACGACCGATACGCTGCAAATGTTTAAGGGTACAATTGAGTACACCAAGAGCACTAAGATGGTGTCTTCCCTGCCCGCAGCTGGTCAGGTTCAGGGCATTATTTATTTCCGAATGACGGACTACACCATGCACATCTGGAATGGCGTGGAGTTCGTACAGCTGAATAAAACAACTGTTACTCAGATTCCGGCAGATGCCACCAATGACGATATTCCGACCACTAAGGCTGTCGCTGACTATGTTAATGCCAAGGTTGCAGCGGTAGAAGGTATTAAAGGTAAGTTCGTTACAGATGTTACCTATAATGCTGGTGTGTTGAGTGTTGCAAAGAATGGCGAGCCTGTTACTACTACACTGACTGGTGTTGTTCATGAGCCTACTTACGATGCGGAGACCCGCACCATTAAAATGCCCGTATTTGGCGGCGATACTCTGACGATTGCGTTGGGCAAGGACTTGGTTGTTACCAGCGGAACTTACAATACAAAAGATAAAAATATTGAGCTGACCATTACTAGTGGTGATGTAATTAAGATTCCTGTGGGTTCCCTGATTGATATCTACATTGGCGTGGCAACTTCTACTGCAACTGTGACCGTTTCTAATGATAATAAAATCAGTGTTGCTGTGCGTGTGTCTGCAAAAGCTAACAACTCTATCACAATTGAAGAGGATGGTCTGTATGTGGCTGTGCCGGATGCTTACACTAAGGTAGAAACAGATGCAAAAATCAAGAAGGTGCAGGATCAGCTAGATGGACACTCTAAGGATGCCGTTGTGCACATTACCGCAGAAGAGCGCAAGGCTTGGAATGCAAAGGTGTCTCAGGATGAACTAACTGCCGCGAAATCTGAAGTAATTTCTGCCGCTGCTGCTGATGCTACTAAAAAGGCGGATGCCGCTCGCGATGCTGCAAAAACTTATGCGGACGGCTTGAATACTGCTATGGATAATCGCGTCAAGAGTGTCGAAGGGGCTCTGACTTGGAAGGCTATTGATGATTCCGGCGCAAACGCTGAGACATAATAATCTAACATAAATCCCTGCACTCTGTAATGGAGTGTGGGGTTATTTTTATCGAAAAGGAGTTTCATGATGTCAAAATTATCACTTTTAGAGATTGCACAATCTCAACTCGACAAGACTCCAGTGATCGACGGACAGCTTATTGTCTGCCTTGACACCGGAAACGCCTATCGAGACACTGCTACGGCTCACGTAAAAATCGGAAGCGATTTAGAGGTTGTGAGCGACTTACCATTGGCTCCTCTAGCCGAAAAAATCTATTATCTGAAGCCTGATAAGCTATATGCGTACTTGGGCGGCAACTGGACACTATTAAACGACAACAATTTCTCGCTAGGTGCAAATAAGAGTGCGCTTAACGGCAAGGCAAAAATCACGCTAGATGGCGCAAAACAAAGCTCTGTATCCATCAAGGGCACGGGCATCACCACCGTTATGACAGATGAGAATGGCGAGTTGGTTGTGAATACAGGCGACCCATCCTTGTATATTGAGGCTTTAACGAATTCAGACATAGATAAAATTCTATCAACATAAAGGAGGAAATTTATGGCTTGGTTAGATTATGATGGCCTACTTTACTTCTGGCAAAAAATAAAAGCAAAATTAGCAGACAAAGTCGATAAAGTTGATGGTAAAGGTCTTTCTACAAACGACTTTAGTGCTGCTTATAAAGCTAAATTAGATGGCATTGCGAACGGTGCAAACAATTATTCTCACCCTACCAGTTCTGGCAACAAGCATATTCCGGCAGGCGGCTCTGCTGGACAGATCCTGCGTTGGAGCTCTGACGGTACCGCTCAATGGGGTAACGATAACAACACAACTTACAGTGCATTTAAAGGCGCAACAAGTTCTGCTGCTGGCGGTTCCGGTCTTGTTCCCGCCCCTGCCACAACTAATGCAACACAGTATCTGAGAGGTGACGGTACATGGGCTACTCCACCTGATACGAAATACAATAACGCTTCAACCAGTTCTGCCGGTCTGATGAGTTCTGGAGACAAAGCGAAACTGGACGGCATCGCCGCTAATGCAAATAACTACGCGCACCCCACTTCTGCTGGTAATAAGCATATTCCTGCCGGTGGTTCCGCTGGTCAGATTCTGAGATGGAGTGCTGATGGTACTGCTCAGTGGGGCAATGATAATAACACTATTTATACTGACATGAAGGGTGCTACTACTGAAGCTGCCGGTGTGCATGGTCTTGCTCCGGCTCCTGCCGCAGGTGTTGCAAACCGTTATCTGCGCTCTGATGGTACTTGGCAGGTTCCGCCCGACACAAATACTACATATGGCACTTTTAAGGCTGCTACCGCTTCGGCTGCAGGTGGCTCCGGCTTGGTTCCCGCACCGGCAGCTGGCAAGCAAGGTCAATATCTGCGCGGCGATGGTACTTGGTCTACTCCGACCAATACAACATACAGTGACGCAACACAGAGTACCCATGGTTTGATGAGTATCTCTGACAAGAAGAAGCTAGATGGATTTGGCGCAGCAAGCACCTATGCCCTGAAGAGCGATATCACGGCAATGTATCGTTACAAGGGTTCCGTCGCTTCTACGGACAAGCTACCCACGAGCGGTCAGACCATTGGTGATGTGTATGACGTTGGTAATGGAATGAACTATGCATGGAATGGCTCTAAGTGGGATGCTTTGGGCGAAATTTTTACTATTACAAAGATCACAAATACTGAAATCGACAATGTTTTGGCAAGCTGATTTCAGTTCTTACTGAGACAGGAGGTCGATTATGGGATATTTAGATTATGCTGGCTTACAGTATCTGTGGGGCAAGCTGAGAGAAAAGTTCGCTCCGAAGAGTCATAGCCACGATGACAGGTATTATACAGAGACTGAAATGGATGGCAAGCTGAACAGCAAGGTGAATAATAACGAAGAGGGAGCGAACGGACTTATCAATAAGTTGAGCACTGCCGATGGCATTCCTAATGATGCAACTGTTTTTATCAGCCAACATAATGATGGTAAAACAGCTTCTTATTATCGTCGTCCAATCAGTACGTTGTGGACATATATTAAGAGCAAGACAGATAGCGTATATCAGCCTAAAGGCAACTATGCTGCGAGTGGACATACTCATGATGATAGATACTATACAGAGGCTGAAGTGAATTCAAAATTAGAGGCAAAAGCTAGTAGTGATCACACTCATGGTTTAAATTCGTCTTCTTTGACAAAATCTGTTGATAACACGACTACTAATAGTTGGGATATGGTTGGTGGAAATAAAGACTTTCTACTTCGGTCGCTTCGTATGCAAGCGAAAGCTCCAGACTGGCTAGAAGATAACTATGCAGCAGGTATTGCATTTGGTGGCGCAGACACAAAGGGAGTTATCAGTCATGCGTATAATGCTCCTGATATCAAATTTGCAGGAGGAAACGGTGCGGCTCCTGTTTGGTGGTTACGCCTAACTGGCACAAGCGGCAAAACATATAATCTAAATGCTATGCCTCCGGCTAGTCACACCCACACAAAAGATCAAGTAGGGCTTGGAAATGTTGATAATACTGCCGATGCAAATAAATCAGTTAAGTATGCTGCAAATGCAGGAAGTGCTAACACGGCTACAAAAGCCACAACGGCAGACAGCGCAACAACAGCAACTACTTCAAAAAGTTTGCAGTTACTCTCTTCGGATCGTCCAACAAGCATGAATTTCAATCTCAGCAGTGCGGATTATAATCAGAAAGTCACTTACGCTATTGCATCTGCCAACACAAAAGAAGGCAAGCCTCCACGTGATAGTCTTGTAACGACCTATGCTTGGGATAATAGCGGTTGGGGTGCTCAGCTTGCCATTGATGCCGATTCCAATCCTCGAATGTATGTCCGTGGTGCAACAAACAACAATGGGGCTTCAAAATGGGATGCAAACTGGAAAACTGTTGCTTTTACAGATGACAAACCAACAACCGCAGGCACTGCAGATAAGGCAAACTCCGTTGATTGGTCTAACGTTCAAAATAAACCCAGTTCTTATCCTCCCGCATCTCATACTCATGCTTATCTTCCTACCGGCGGCGGAACAATGAGTGGTGCGCTTAATTTTGCAAATGGCATATGGAACCACGTTGGTGATGACGTACAAATTGGAGACAACAACACATCTGGCTCTTTTTATGTCCAAGGTTTGAATGGTCCTACAAATATTAAACTAAAGAAAAAGGGTGACACATCAACAGGCTCTGGTGACTCTGCAACCATTACTTATGATGGAGGAAATTTAGTTATTGATAAAACTATTCAAGCTAATTTATCCGGTAATGCTTCAACTGCTACGAAAGCTATATCTGCCGACAAAGCCACCTCTGCATCTTCTGCCGATAAAGCCGCGAAACTGACTACCGCCCGTACTGTATCTGGTGGGTCTGATATCACGTTGAGTTTTAATTATGATGGTTCTGGCAATTCTACTGCAAATATTGGATTCTATTCTTGTAAGCATAGTATTGGCAATACAAATAATTACCCATTCCATAGATTTGCTAAACTCGACGCAAATAAAAATGCATGGGTTGACAACAGTATGACATTCCTTATCAGTCAGGATTACTCTGGCGGTGGTTACGGTATTTGTCGTTTGGTATATCGAAGCAATGCAGATTCTAGTAGCGCAAGTTTAGCTGCTGAATGGCTTGTACGCAAAGGACTTTCTGTGGATACAGTTCAAGTGGCAATAAAAACAGATAAAACAAATGGCGCTTATTGTGATGCGTTTTATAAATCAAGCGGTGGTTATATGAGTGTAGTTATACGAGCTATAGCTTCCGGTGGCAGAGCTAGTTTAGGTCGCACTTGGACTCTCATAAACTCCAATGAAACTGACGGCACAACAGCAACAGATAAAAAGACATCATCTGAATGTTGGAAAACAATTGCTGATGCTGGAATAGCTCTCCATAAACAGGCCTATTCTGCATCAGGTCCTGCAAAAGATGAAGGTTATGTTGCTAGTGCAGGTTCAGCCAATACATCTTCTTCTTGCGCTGGCAATTCAGCGTCCGCGACAAAACTCACATCTTCTGCTGGTTCTGCAACACAGCCTGTTTATTTCAAGGACGGTAAACCTGTAGCTGGAACGTATACGTTGTGTGACGCATCGAGCAAGATGGTTCGTACATTAAGTGCGCAAGGAAATAGCGGTTGGGCAAATCAAACAACTGATGACAAATATGTTCCTACAATGTCTTTTATGGCCTACTGGAATGGCGCGTATGGCGGAACATCTTCTAATCTTCAATACTGTGACCGTGGTAGATTTGGCACGATTGTGACTAAAGGTAGTGGCGATTACGCAGCTGCTTCTCATACACACAATTATGCAGGCTCTGGAAGCGCTGGCGGTTCTGCCAATAGCGCAATCAAGCTTGATTCTAGCGCGGGAAGTGCAATTCAACCCGTGTATTTCAAGGACGGTAAACCTGTAGCTACTACATACACTCTAAATAAAACAGTTCCAGCGGATGCGAAGTTTACTGATACAAACACATGGCGCGGAATCCAGAATAATTTGACAAGCGATAGTACAGATCAGAGTCTTAGTGCTGCACAAGGTAAAGCTTTGAAAACATTAGTTGATGGTAAAGCACCTACTTCACATAATCATACAAAGTCCCAAATAACGGATTTTCCAACTTCTATGCCTGCAAGTGATGTATATGCATGGGCCAAAGCAGCTACAAAACCAAGCTACACCAAGGCTGAGGTTGGGCTTGGTAACGTAGATAATACTGCGGACAAAAATAAAAGTGTGAATTATGCTACGAGTGCGGGATTGGCTACAAATGCCCAGTGTTTGAATAATGATGATAAATATATGAAGTTCCACTGGTCTGGTCAGAAAGGTCAACCCACATGGCTATGGGGCGGCAATGACTCTGGTGATATGTATGTATATAATCCGAGCAATTTTAATGTGAATTATGCTACGACGGCTGGAAATGGTACTGTCGATTTCCAAACAAAGGTTACTACCGATGGTTATTTTGGTGCAGTTCGTTTTGGTAACGGAGTACAGATTTGCTGGTTTACAATGAAAAGCGCTCGAAACAGAACTTTCTTACTTCCGTTTGCTGATATAAATTATGCTATAGCCTTTAGTGGCGGCTATTGTTGGTTGAACATAAATAATAGAACGACTACTGGTTTTACAGTTGGTGTTGAATGGAGTGGATATGAAAACTCTTATATTGCAATTGGTCGATGGAAATGAGGTGAATACAATTGAATCAAAAAATAAAAATTGGATATCAGATATCTAAACCAATAATTACGACAGAAGAGTGTGAGTTGTATTCATCAATGGTTGAAGAACTGAGTAATCACAATGCCGCAGCAAAACCGGGTGAAGAATTGTGGACTGTTAAGGAACAAGAAGATTGCTACGAAGTCGTATCGGACGGAACTGTTCCAAGTGAAGAACAAAGTTTGGAACCAATCAAAAACAATAAAATTTCTGAGTCTAAGACTGCTCTCTCCGCATATCTAGCCTCGCATCCGCTTCAATGGTCCGATGGAAAGTACTACAGTGTTACCAGTGAAAAACAGGCATTGTTGACTTCGAATTTGGCGCTGTATCAAATTTCTGCATCCGCCGGGCAACCGTTCAAGCTGACATGGAACTCAACCGGCGACGAATGTGTAGAATGGACTTATGAAGAACTGGCTGCACTTGCATTGGCAATCGGTACATATGTAAAACCCTTTGTATCGCGTCAGCAGGAATTAGAAATTGCTATCAAGGCTTGTACTACAATGGAAGAGCTGAATGCAATTGAAATCAACTACGACCCTGTTCTGAAGCAATATCTTGAGACCGCCGGGCAGAAGGAGGCCGCTGAATGAGCAAAATCGTAAAGAAGTATAAAGAATTATTGAAATGTGCGCTTCTCTTTTTGATAGGAGGAGCGCTTTATTATTGCATCGAGATTTTATGGCGTGGTCACTCACACTGGACTATGGCTGTAGTAGGCGGCATTTGCTTTGTGGTCATTGGTGGGTTGAACAATTATATTCCGTGGGAAATGCCCATGTGGGAACAGGGTTTTGTCGGTGCATTATTTGTGACTGGTATGGAGCTTGTTGTCGGCATTCCATTGAATCTGATGATGGGTTTACACATCTGGGACTACTCTTCCCTACCATTCAATCTGCTTGGTCAAATCTGCCTGCCATTTACTGTGCTATGGTTTTTCCTTGCCTTGTTGTGCATTTATGTAGATGACTGGATGCGCTATATCATGTTTCACGAGGACAAGCCACACTATCACTGGAGTAAGGTATGTAAGCCGAAGCAGTAAACAAACTAAAAGTATATGTAAAAACAGAAAGAGCCCCGGGCTGTTACACCCAGAGCTCTCCCGCCACACCTATACAAAGATAGGACGTCACAAATTCGCTCGATGAATTTTTGACATACCTATTTTATCATAGTGTGAAATTTTTGTCAATACAGAATCGAGGTGATGAAATGATTGGTTTGTTGACTGCTGCACCAACTCATGCTCCGGGTGTTATCAGCTTTACAATAGAACAGCTTTGGCAAATGATTCTAAGTATTGCTGGTGGCATTACGGCTATTTCAGCTGCTGTTGTCGTTATTGTAAAAGCAATCAAGAAGGCAAAAGAGCCCGACACGAAACAGAACCTGAAGTTGATTGAACATGACAAGCATTTGGAAGATATCGACCGCAAGCTCAAGAATGATAAAGAGGTTTTGGATTTATATCGCTCCAAGCTTTTGTCTATTGAAGAGCACCAGAAGGAACAGGACATCGTAGTTGAAGACCATGGACGAAAAATCGCTGGCGTTGAACAGCGCGTAAATAAGAGCGAGCATGGTATCAATGTGATGATGAAAGCCCTGCTGGCTCTGCTTAGTCATGGCATTGATGGTAATGCTATTGACCCCATGAAGGAAGCTAAGGCTGCTCTTGAAAGCTACCTGATCGACGGACAAAATTTAAAAGACATTTAATACATAGCTCGGTATGTGTGTGCTGGGCTTTATTTTTTTATTCAAAACAGGAGGTATTACTATGGCAAGTATTGTTAATGAGATCGTCTCTGTTATTGTGAAGCTGGTTATCACTGTTGCTGGCACTGCATTTATGACCTATGGCATCCCCTACTTGAAGCAGATCGGTATGTACAAGATCGTCCAGATGGCTGTGCGTGCAGCTGAAAAGCTGGGTGTTACCGGCGCAATTCAGAAGGCCGACAAGAAGAAGTATGTTATTGCCGCATTGGAGAAGATGCATATTAAGGTCACTCCTACTATCGAGATGATGATTGAGGCCGCCGTTAAGGAAATGGATATCCAGAACGAGAAGATCAATGCAGAACTCAAGAAGGATTGAAGGTGTGGCTCTATGAGCATTATTACATATTCTATGAAGAAGGACTGGAACAAGAAGCTGTCCAAGAACTTCTGTGCCTATGAATTTGCTTGCAATGACCGGAGCGACGAGTTCAAGGTCGCAACTGAACTAGTAGAGACTCTGCAGCAGATTCGTGACCACTTCGGCAAGCCGGTTCTAATCAGCTCTGCCTACCGTACTCCTGCATATAACATTTCAATCGGTGGCAGTTCTCGTAGTCAGCATTGTCTGGGCACAGCAGCGGATATTCACATCAACGGTGTTGACCCAATTCGTATTGCGCTATACGTAGCCTCACTCCCCTACTTCCAGAAGCATGGTGGTATTGGTTATTACAGCCGAGCACAGGTGACGGGCGGCTTTGTCCATGTTGATGTGCGTGAAGCTCCCAGCCGCTGGATCAGCAAAACTGGTACTGTATATCAGGTCGTGAGCAAAATCATGCCTACGATTCGTCAGGGCTCTAAGGACTGCACTGGCGGCGTGTCTTATGCTGTGACTGTATTGCAACGGCATTTAGGTTTGAAGGTAGATGGCATCTTTGGCGCTGGCACAAAAGCTAAGCTGGTAGAATGGCAGAAAGCACATGGATTGGCGGCTGACGGCATCTGCGGAATGGCAACATGGAGTTCGTTTTGATGGCAGGCAACCAGAATACATTTCGTGCAGGAGACAAAATTAAATTAGACGGAGTATTATTTTCAAACAGCCAGACTCACTGCGGTATGCGCCGCCGGGGAGAATGGTTTATCTATGATGGAAAACTAGTCAATGGTCGCTATCGAGTGACAAACCTTGGGAGCCGCATTGGCAAGTATCCAATTTCAGTAAATGTATCGGGTTATGTTGAACCGAGCGATATTGAATTAGTTGACAATACGAATGGACATTGATATTATTATTCCAAGGAGTGATATCATGTCTATTGTTGTTCGTGGCTGTCATATTGGCGAAGGTAGACCCAAGGTCATAATTCCAATCGTTGAAAAAACCGAGTCAAAGATTTTAGAACGCGCATTTGAGTTTTCAAGGCTTCGTATTGACTGTGTGGAGTGGCGTGTTGATTGGTTTGAGCAATGCATTGATGCACGTTCTGTGGTGTCTTGCTTGCAAAAACTTCGTGTGGCATTAAAGGACAAGCTTTTGTTAGTGACGTTCCGCACCGAAAACGAAGGCGGAGAAGCGTCTCTGACTCACCAAGAATATTTGGATTTCATCAACACGGTAATAGATACTGACTGTGCCGACCTTATTGACATTGAGTTCTTTACAGCCGGAGATGATATTCGTGAACTGATAGACAATGCACATTCTTCTGGAGTTGTGGTTGTATGTTCAAGTCACGATTTCCAAAAGACGCCTGATAAAAATGAGCTCGTTTCTCGTATGGTTAAAATGCAACAAGTTGGAGCCGATTTGCCAAAAGTAGCAGTTATGCCGCACGACAGCACGGATGTGTTGACTTTACTGGCCGCTACGGTTGAAATGAAAGACAAATATTTTGCTACTCCTATTATTACAATCAGTATGGGTAGACTTGGTGTTGCCAGCCGATTGTGTGGAGAGGTATTTGGGTCTGCAATGACTTTTGCAAGCGCTGGAGACTCGAGTGCTCCCGGGCAGATTGGGCTAGATATTGTTAACGCCGTGTTAGACTCAATAGCAGAATAAAAACAAATGGGGTATCAATCCTTAATTGGACTGGTACCCCATTTTTTAGCGTTTTATTTTTGTAACAAAAAGGCGCTGGAGAGTGCCCAGACGCCTTGAGAATCAAACACGGTTTTCAATTTTAATATAGGCTTGTTTGACTGTCACATCGGGCTCTTATTAAGACTCAAAATCGGATTTGACAATTATCTAAAATTGGTGTAGTAGTGGTGTAGTAGACAGAGTGGTTCACAATTATTATTCGATATATCATTCATTTTAAGAAGATTTTAAGCGAGATGGTAATTTTTTTGTAATTTATTTTGTTAACTTTTTATGTCCTGCCCCGCCGGGCTGCCGCAAACATTATTTCCCTTTTTGTACCCGGTATGGTATACTGGCTATGAATATGCTGCCACAGGCAGAAAAAAGGAGTTTAGGATACGGTATGAAAACAAAATTGGGTATTGTGGGCTGCGGATTTCTGGGCAACATCGTGGCTGACGCGTGGAAGAAGGGTCTGCTGCCGGACTACGAGCTGGTGGGCGTGACCAGCCGCACCCGCGCCTCGGCTGAAAAGACCGCCGCCAACGTCGGCTGCGCCGTCTGCGAGGATATGGACGCGCTGCTGGCACTTGAGCCGGAGTACATCGTAGAGGCGGCCTCGGTGGAGTCGGTGCGCGCTATGGCCATCCCGGTGCTGAATCGGGGCGTGAATCTGGTCATTCTGTCCATCGGTGCCTTTGCAGATTTGGATTTCTACGCACAGGTCAAGGCAGCTGCCGTGGAGGGCGGTGCCAAGGTGCACCTGGCCAGCGGTGCTATCGGCGGCTTCGACGTGCTGCAGACTGTCACCCTGA